ATTATTGAACATTACGGGGATGGAAAAGACTCAAACAAAGTAGAAACCAAAGTAAAGGCTGCTTTGAGTATATTAGAATTAATATACCTATCTAAGAATGATGAAGACGATTGGGAAGACTTAGAAGATATTGAAGGTATGCCCATTCAAAAGGCCGAAGAGAAGAAATCTACTGAAGAAAAGTCTCAATCTGATTTTATTGTTCCAAACAAGCCAATGTATAGAATCTTTGAAATAGATGATATGAAAGAACTTAAAGGCTTCACTGGCGAGTATTATGTTCAAGAAAAGTATGATGGCTTGCGTATTCAAATGCACAAAATAGATAAAAATATTAAGGTGTATTCCTTTGATGGTAAAGACATTACTTCTAAGTGCAAGGTTCAAGTTGAAGAATTAGAAAAGAAACACTTTGGGGATTGTATATTAGATGGTTCTTTAATTCTGTTTAAGGGTGATGAAGCACTCAATAGAGCAGAAACAATTTCTCATGTGTTTAGTGATAAAAACCCAGATGGTAAATTAAAAATGCACATGTTTGATTTACTTAGACATAATGAAAAAGCATTACTAGAAGAACCTTTGGAAGAAAGAATGCAATTAATGTTTAATAATTACTCAGTTCATTCTAGTGAGTATTTACAATTCCCCTCAAAGAAAGACACTAGACTTGCAGATACATTAAAAGATGTTGAAGAATACTCTAAGTTAATTATGGAGATGCCAACAGCAGAAGGAGTAGTAATTAAAGACTCTACTTCTACTTATTATGTTGGAACTAAAAAGAATCCAAAGTGGATTAAATTTAAGAAATTTGTTGATTTAGATTTGATTGTTCTCGATAAAAAATCATCAAAAGGCAATTACTCTTATACTCTTGGTGCAGGGCCAACAGAAGGTGAAGGAAAGCATTATCAAGAAATAGAGGGTAAAACTTACATGGTTGTTGGAAAGGCTCTTAACACTAAGATTTCTGCCGACTTAGGAAGCATTGTGAGAGTCAAAATAGACCAAGTAAAGAAGGAAGGCGAAAGGTATATTGTTCACTCCGCTAAGGTAATAGAGGTTCCCGAAGCGGTACATCCCGATAAGTTAATCACTTTAGAAATGTTATCAAATGATGAAAAGAAGTCATTGAATTATAATGTAGAAGCATTAAAGAAAGGAATTAAAATTACAGACCATATTCACGGAGAAGCCTCTATTATTATGAAAGGAGACATGGATGGGTTTACTATCTATGGATTTGAAGAAGATAATTTAATGGCTAAAAATGCTTTGGCTGATTTAGATATGTGGAAACAACAAGCAGAAGAGATTATGAAAACAAAACAATCTAGGCTGACTGTTGCAGGTTTTCAGTTTATGAAAACTAAAGGCCCACAAACTATCAAAGCACTACATAATTATTTAGTTAAGAATCATAAAGACATTTATGAAGATATTCTTGAAAGTAAATTGGATAAACTTAAGGATTGGATGAAGCAAAGAGATGGTATTTCATATGATGAAAAGACCAATAAACTTTATTCGGAAGATGATAAGATAATGCAAGAAGAGAATATCCTAAAAGCATATAAAACTCCAAAGGAGTATCAAGAAGGAAAGTTTAAATTATACATAAGAGATGATGAAAATCTTAATTTAGTTATTAAACTAAAAGACGAAAATTTAAATTGGTTAATCCAATTAGAGAAAGATGATGATATATTTGAGTTGTTTGGTAAAGCAGGTAAGTTCCCTGCTATGGTTGCCAATAACATTTCTAAGAAGAAATTACTAGATGAAGGAGACATTAGATTAGGTGTTCAAAAGCATGGCTATCACGAATATTTCCTTGAAGGAAACAAGTTTGATACTAAATTTAACATTAGGCACTTAAAAGTAGAAGGTAAAGAAATGTGGTTAGCATGGTCTGGATATAAACAAAGCCCTGCTGACGATGAAAGTGATGCAGGAATGTGGAATATATATGAGGATAGGTATAAAGAATTACCCCTCCCTTCTAAATAGAGCCGTGTCTATTATATAGTCAAAGTGAATAGGAAGGTTTGAGCAACATGAGTATAAGTATCATGGCGGCAAGGAATGATGGATTCAGCATTCTCAAAAGCGGTGACGACTTAATGATTGGCGGATATGCGAGCATTGAAATAGTAGATAAGCAAAATGACTTAATTACATTAAAAGCACTCAAAGATTCAGTTAAAAAGTTCATGGAAGAATCAAAATATAGAAATGTAATGTCCAACCATTCTAATGTTCAAGTTGGAGAAGTAGTAGATTCATATAGAGATAAAACTGGTAAATTATGGAAATCCGAAGTAGATGATGTGGGATTCTTTGTAGTAATTAAACTAAGAGATGACATTGAAAAAGCAAAGGAAGTAGGAAGAAACATTCGCAAAGGTTCATTAAGGTCATTTAGCATTGGTGGACAGGCATTACAAAAAGTAAAGAAAAGTCATAACGATTTAGGTGAATATAACGAAATTAGTAAACTTGAATTACATGAAGTAACAATATGTGAAAAAGGAATTAATCCAGAAGCAAAATTCGATATTTTAAAGCAAGACAAAGGAAGTGAAAAAATGAGTGAAAAACTAGAAAAAGCCCTAAGCGAGTTAGATACCCTATTGGAAGAAGTTAATTCTCTCCGTAAGGAAGACGACGATAACCCAAACCTGCCTGATGAAAAAAGTAATTATGCTGAAATGTCTGATTCAACAGAAATGGCTGATGATGAAAGTATGCTTGAAGGAGAAGAAGAGGACAAAATGGAAGAAATGTCGGAATATCAAGAATATTCGGAAGCAGACAAAGCATACCTAAGAACTCTTGATGGCGCAGGAAACCAAATTGGAGAACCTGCTGACCGAATCGTTATTAACAACGGTAAGCCAACTTCAACTGATATGCCTGTTGTTAAGGCATTCTCAAACAATGAATTTGATTCACTTGATTTGTCCAATCAAAACATCGAGAAGGCTTATGAAGCATTCCGAGAAGAACAACTAGAATCTCTCGCTTACGATAATCTCCGAAAGTCTTTTGAATCTCGATTCAAGTCCGAAAGAAACTCCCGTGAGAACATTCTTGCAAAGTCTCAATATGACGCACAGGCTGAAATTGCTTCTATGAAGGAAGAATTTACCCTATTGCGAAAGTCTTTGACCGCCGAGAAGGATTCAATCATTAAGGCACAAACAGAAGCAACAGTAACACTCCCATCATTAGATGACCTTGCAGAAATGGAATGGTCGGATATTCATAAGATGGTAAACAACATTTGAGGTGATTTGAATGACAGGATATATTAATACAATAGCAGACTTAGAAGCACAGACATACGGGATTAACAACTTACCAGCCGGTAATGCTTTATTGAAGCAAGCCGGTGCAGTTGGCGGTATTCATACCGGACACGGAGCAGGACATACCTTTTCAGGTTCAGCAGTTTCCGATGTTTCCGCACTTTACAATGTAGTATATGGACAAAAAGTTTGGTCTATGTTAAACCGAGAAGTTAATGCACTATCAATGATTGCAAAGCGACCTTATACATCAAGTGGATGGAGAGTCCTAAAGAGCCGACCTGCGGGCGGTTCCGGTAATCTCTTTAATGTTGATGCAAGTGGAACAGCGAACCTTGCTGAATTAGGTTCCGATTCTCCAAGAGCAGATTTGATTGGTGGTGTACCAGAAAACGCCGGTCTTTCAACTGCACAAGATGGATTAGGCCCAATTGCCCCAACTTATGCTCAACTCTTTATGAGTCCTAAGACCATTGCACATCAATTCGATTTCAGTGAATTGGCTATGGAAATGGCACAGATTGATGATGGAATTGGCGATATTAGAGCGCAAATGCGTGAAGATATGGGTAAGCATCACGCTGAAGTTCAAAACAAAATGCTTGTTATGCCTTTGGAACATTATGGTGAAGTTGCCGCAATGCCGAACATGTCAAGTAACTATTCTTCTTTGTTGAAGGTTATTACATCAAGAGCAGAATTACTCCTAATTGATGGTGGAGTTCTTGCTACTGATACTACTACTGCTGCTAATGCACTTGGTAAAATCTATGGAGAAGAACGCTTTACTGCCGCTTCTTTCCTTGATGCAGAAGTTGATTTCGGAACTGATTATACTGCCGGAAATGTTCGTTCTTTAACACTTACACTTCTTAATAATATGATTCGTAACTTGCGACTTGCTGGTGGTTCACCAAAGGTTATTCTAACTGGATATGATACCATTCAAGCACTTGCTGACCTATTACAAAGCCAAGAGCGATTCATGGACAGAAAGGAAATTGTTCCTACTGTTAATGGTGTTCGTGGAACAAAGGGCCAAGAAGTCGGATTCCGTGTTGCAACATACTACGATATTCCGCTAATCCCAGTTAAGGACATGACCTCAACTGGTGCGGCTACTACACAACTAAGTGATATGCTTTTCCTTGATACAGACCATTTGTGGCTTGCAGTTATGAAACCGACTCAATACTTTGAAGACGGTATTTCTAACGGTAATCCATTTGGTGTTGGAACATTGGGCAATCGTGCGCTTTACCGAACAATTGGTGAAGTCGGCTGTTCATTCTTCAAAGGACAAGGGAAAATAACAAACATACAATGAGGTGATTTAGAATGGCATTTGCAACAGTAATAACATTAGACATGAATTTAGAAGGAAACAGAAGATTGGTCTGCGGTCAAACGACTTCAGATGGAACAGATGGCGATATTGTAACGGGTTTAACTCGATTAGACAGTATTATCATTTGTCATAAAGGTGACGCAGTAGAAGCCGCAGCAGCAACGATTAAAAGCGCAATGCCACTAGCAAGTGGAACTGCTAACTTAATTTGCACAAGTGGCGATGTAGTGTACTTTCAAGCAATTGGACAGTGAGGTGTTTTAATTGGCACAAGCACACACAACAGTTTTATTGGCAGACCATAAGGGAATTGCACGACCAAAGGTAGTTGGCGATGAATATGTCGTTGATGCAGTAGTAGATGTTACTTCTGTATTGGCCGCAGGTTCAGTCATTCCTGCTTCGGACTTTGGATTATCTACAATCCATTGTGCAACAATTACAGGATATGATTTAGCACATACAGCAAGACCATCTATTGAAGTATCGGCAACAGGGGCATATGAATCTAATACTTCATTAGCCCTTGTTTTTACCGCTATGGATGGAACAAACGCTACATTGGCTAATGATGCAAACGGTAATTCAGTTAGATTGCGAGTTTGGGGCAACCTTTGAGGCGATAACATGGTAACAGTTAGATTAAGTGATAACTCATTTACTCATAGACTTTACATCAAACCAAAAGAAGAAATTACGAGAACTGATGGAGTAGCCGTTTCGGTAAAATGGGCGGCTACTCGTCTTTCTGACAGTAATCTTTTCTTTGTTTTTGATGAAGAGGATAGAGAGGAATTGTTGGGTTTGAACGAAAGATTTGTAAGTATTCTATCTAAGGAAATGGGAGTAGAAAGTCTTCTAATTGAAGATTTAGTTGAAAAACTACTACCAAGTCCAAAAAAGACAATTCTTCCAAAGATGCCTCTTAAGAAAACAAAGACTGTAAGTAAGTCTAAGTCTTCTTTAAAGAAGTAACTAAACCGATACATTAAATAGGGGGAGGCAACTTCCTCCAATTAGCGAAGTGATATTATGGTAGCGGGTTGTAGAAGTAGCGGCGTTTTAGTAGAAGATACATTGATTGTAACAGGTCAAGTAAAATTGATTAGCATTCATGCAACAGAAGTTGCTGGTAATGCGGCTGTTATTAAGGTATTTGATAATACTGCGGCTAGTGGTAAAGAATTAGCAAGACTTACTTTAGCGGGTAATCAAACGATTGAATTTGATATGCATGGTGTTTTAGCCATGACTGGACTATACTTTAAAGAAGTATCTGGTGCAGTTGCGGTTTCCGTAGAATACGCTTGAGGTGATTTAATGGCGGCATTAAATAATGATACTCGATTAGTTATGACAATTTTATTTGTCGGAACAGTTAGCGGTGCTAATGTTTATTTTTACTCGGCTTACGGGCTTAACTTCCCATATGGGCCTTTAGCCCATTCCGTCTTATTCGGTTTAATTACCGTTGGTGGAATCATGGTTATGAAAGCATTGTTTGATTTATCTTTGAACGACCGTATAGAAATACGATTACTCGATAGACAGATTGAATCTCACTTTCAAAGGGTTGCTAGAGAAGAACAGATTAAAACCAAACTTCGTGAAAGTATGAAACAATTTGGCATTAAAAAGAAAGAAGGTTGGAATCAAATCTATCCGGAACAGCCTTCTTATGAAGAAAGTCAAATCCCAAATGAATTTTTAGCCACCATTCAATGAGGTGGTTAAATGGTTCTTGGTGACATAATGGGATTCAGTGAATCCGACTATGCCTATAACCAAAGCAGGGCGCATTCTGCTGATATGTTTTTTATTAAAGCAAGGATGTGGTTTTGGGGTGCATGTTCAACCCTTTCAGCCTTATTGATTGGAAACATAATGGGTGTCTTTGACATTAACATTATGGGTTGGATGATAGACGGATTTAAAAGTTTCTTTGGAGGCCATTAAATGTCAGTAATGGCAGGTTTTGCTATATTAATTACAGAAGCAGTTGTTTCTTTTTATAAAAAAGTACATGCTATTAATTTTGGAGTCTATGGTGCAACAATGGTTGGTAAAACTACTTTAAGTCATCAGTTAAGAACAAGGGGCGAAGTCCAACAAATCAACAAAAGAACAGTTGGTACTGAAAGAGCAAGTAGAAAAGTAATTAAGTTTGATGGAAATTCGCACACTTTACGAAGTGCTGATATTGGTGGAGAAGCAATCTATTGGAAAGAATGGGTTAAAGATATGAAAAATCGTAAAGTAAGATATATTATTTTTATGATAGACCATAGGCACTTAGATTCACCTTCTAATTTAGACCATCAATTAACATGGAAATTCTTAGTAGATACTATTACATCAAATGTTTGGCCTAATGGTAAAAGAAAAAAAGAAGCAGACTATCCGATAGCAGTTAGTATTTGGGCAAACAAATATGATATATGGGGAGAAAAATACCCATTAGCAGAAGGACAAGCAATAGATAAACATTCAATATTTGAACCTTTTAAATATGGAATGCGACAATTAAATGATAAAGGAATACCAACATTCAAATATATTGTATCGGCAAAGTCTGACCCCGAAATGGTTTATAAAGGAATTACTACACTGATAAAGGATTACTGATATTATGTGGAAAAATATTTTAAAATCGGAAGTATATGAAGAGGATGGAGAACTAAATGTTTCTTGGATTTCAAAAGATGGTAAATCCGATGGAGATGCTTTTTATAATGGCTATTGGGGAATTATGAGTTTTGGCCATAGTGGAAAAGAAAGAAAAGGATTAGGCAAAAAATACCTAAAAGAAATGATTGAGCATTTACATTCAATAAAAGAAGGACATATAGAGGCTGATGGAACATTACCTGATGCAGACGGATTTTGGGATAAAATGTTAAGTAAAAACATTATTCAATCAATTAGAAGAAGAGGCGAATAAAAAATGTATCAACAACCAAGTTTAATAAATAACCCGACAGCAAATAATTTATTTTTGCCTAAAATACAACAATTTAGAGCCTCCGGCCCTATTGAAGAATAT